AAAGGACTGACAGGTGTCGCCCCCCCCACCAGCCGCCCATTCACCACAAATAAAAAGCCTTCAGGACTGAAGGCGTCTGTAACAACCGCACTGATAGTCTGCCAGACCCGCCATAACAAGCTGGGTCAGTATTAACTGGCAGCGTTCGCGTGAAAGGTAAGTATTCTGCGCAACCTCCCCGACTGTCGCCGGTTCGGTAACGCTTAATTCATTAAACACCACTCTGGCGGTTTCGGTCATATCCTGCTGTTTTAGCATGTCTTTTTCCCTTTTCCGGTTAACGTGACATACCAATAACTCTTGTCGAAAAAGCCAGCAAGTTGAAAGACCGGTATTAGCAACCACCAGCGCGTTTAACGCCCCGTGCCGTTTTTCAGTCATAAAAAAACCCGCAAAAAGCGGGCTCTTTCAAATGTCCATGTCTGCTATTCGCCTCGCGGTACAGCTTTGCGAAGCTTACCGGAATTGAAGCAGTTTTTACGTCAAAAAGCAATAACTTTTTTCTCTATACCAAAAGCCATAACCATTGGTTTGTACAAAATAAATTCTGCCACCTTTAGCCAATGCTCAATGCGTCTTTCACAGGTTCTTAAACTCCATTCCGGATGTGCATCATTCAGCAATTCAGCCATTTTGCGCTTAGTCATCCCCCGCCCCACATAACGCTGACTCAGAACATTGAGCAGCCCGGGATAACCTGCCAGTACTTCACCAATAACCCTGTCGATTATTAACGCCTCTGAATCGGTACAATGTGCCAGCCAGCTTTTTTGATTGCCGTTGATCATATCCCGCAAAAAAGCCTCAAGTTCAGGTTTGTCCAGACCCGCTTTTTTCATCCTCCGGAGCGCCTCGTTAATTGCCGTTTTTGTCAGCTTTTTAGAGGTCAGTAATTGGTTGAACATATTTCCCGTCTTACCGTCGCCAATATACGACCAACGCCCCCACATACGCAGTTTCCCCTGGATCCAGACACTTTCCAGCGTTTTCAGGCGTAAATGCTCACCGCTTTTGCCTGTAATTTCCGGGTATATCATATTTATGCTCACTCACTTTCAATTTTGTAAATCTTCACGCCCAGCCGCCCACCAGAAACGAGCTGGCCGCGCACAATATTGATTTCATCAAACTGCTCGTCGTCTATGAGAAGTCCGGCATGCGTCAGCGCATCCAGTGGTGCTTTCAGGATATTGTCCAGGTCACGACGGCGCTTATCCGGTGGCTCTGCAATAATCTTTATCGCCAGCCTTCCGGACAGGTTTAATTTCAGCCGCTGCTGGCGAACAATAAGTGCCACATCCCGGCGATAACGCTCACCGGCTTTTGATACAAAATATGTGCTGCCACGACGTCGCCAGTAGGTGTTCACCGTCGGCGGGTAAGGCAAAACAAACTCTATACGCATCAGTAACCTCTTTTACCCGAGCACGCCGGTTGCAAAGGCGTGATCAAGAAAACGAAAAATTAAATCAACCTGGGAACCATGCTTTTCTTCGAACGCCAGCGGATCCGCATGAAGCTCGTTGTGATGCTCCCGACACAGCGGTAGCGTGAAAATATCGTGGGATTTTGTTCCCATTCCGCCCTGACCATGACCAATCAGATGATGAGGATCGTCCGCTGGCTTACCACAACACGCACACGGCTGTGTCTTTACCCAGCGTGTGTATTTCTCATTTACCCAGCGGCGACGTTTAGGTCGTTTCATGAAGGATTCCGGAGACTCCGGATCAACGGCAATGCTGACCACCGTCTTTTCCTGTGGTGGGTTCTGTTGCTGGTGGGTGTGAGGCGGTAGCGCAATATTTTTTGTGCGCTGCTTCAGTATGCTGGTGGCGGTCTGTTCTCCCGGTATGATGTCGCTTTCACGGTATACGGAGCGGATTTTTTCCGCCGGTAATCCCAGAGAGCGACGCGATACTGCCTCAGGTAATGCGTCCACCACCTGATTGCAGACTGCCCACCAGGATAATTCAGCCAGCGATAATTCCCGCTCCTGCGTGCCATTCATTACATGGCGTATGACGTCAATCATCCAGGATGTCAGATTTTGTTGAGTAAGTTGCTCAAGTGATTCGGAGGTCTGGTCGCGCAGCTGGTTGTCGCAGTGCCAGCACAACACCATTGCGCCAGCACCGTAACTGTGAATAACGGTTTCGCTGTGATGATAATCGCCGTGTGGCCACTGGCAGGATTTCACGTGACGTAATAACCAGTCAGACAGTGCACCAGCGCCGCCAGCTGCACGAATCACCCGCTCATCGCTGAAAAATGGCAGCAGTGATTTATCTTCCGCCAGCGGCTGGCGAACAGCAGGAACCGCTCCAGATGGCAGCGCCCGCATGTTTTTCGGTTCCGGCTCCACCAGCACCCTGCCGCGATGAAAAACTGGCAATGATTCACGACCGGGCTTAAGGACCACCAGCCCGAGTTCCGGAACCAGAACAGGTCGAAGTAATACCCGCACATTACCTCCAGACGCGCTGACGGTAGCAGGCATGTGTCCGTGGCAGATGTGCACGAACAGGAAGATATACAGAAACGGTCCAGGTCAGACGATCAGCGTTCAGACTCCGCTCCACACGGACACCGCGACGCAGATACGCCTCTTGAAGCATATCTGCCTCATCGATCGTACAGAACAGATAGTGAAACCAGCCATACTGAGGCGCACGAAAACGCCTCCCCTGCTTAATTTCCGGGTCGGCTTCAGAATTGTGGGATTTTATGTGTTGTGTCATCGGATTCTCCGGTGACAGCAGGTGTCAGTTGTTCAGGCTGACTGCGCGAATTGTAAGGCAATACGCCGGAATGTACAAACAGAAAACCCGTCAGTAAGACGGGCTTAACAAGCAGGGGCGGTTACTTTAATAATTTCAGTGCCTTTACATCAACTTCAACACTGCTCAGGTCTTTATCAATTTCACCCTCAATTCTTACTTTGTCTTTCGGAGAAACATTCTGCCCGGCCCATACGCTGTCATCAATATCCGTGACAATTGTCCCGCTATTGTCACGAAACTCATAACGTTCATCACCCACTTTTTTAACGATGCTCCCTTCAAGGATAACCCATGCATCATCCTTCAGTTCTTTTGCCTGCGCTACTGTTGAACGCTCTGCTTCTGGCCCCTGGAAACCACCCTGCTGTGCAAAAGCGCCAAAAGACACACCGGAAATAAGTGCTGCAATCAATACCTTTTTCATTCATAGTCCTCTTTCAGAGATGAACATTCAAACAGCATTTTCAGTATGGTAAAGCGCGGGTGCGTTGAGGATGCCTGACACATCAGAGGTGGCGGGAGATTACTCCCCCGCCTGGTCTCTTACTTCTCAGATTCGTAGTCTACGAAGACAGCGACCTCCGTCTGACCGGTTCGGATTCGCACCTCGCAGAGGTCTTTCCTCGTTACCAGTGCCGTCACTATGACGGTTAAACAGATGACGATCAGGGCGATTAACATCGCCTTTTGCTGCTTCATAGCCTGCTTCTCCTTGCCTTTCGGCACGTAAGAGGCTAACCTACATGTGTTCAGCATGGATTGAGCCTCAGATTAATGTTAAGCGTCTTGCAGGACGCGTAATGTTAACTGGGGCTTTTCTCTATCTGCCGTTGGTGTTCATGCCCGAGGCAGATAGCCTCAAGCACCCGCTGCAATTCTACTTAACTATCCTTTTCCCGCAAACCGTTTTTATCCCCAGCGGCAAATCGAATACACCACCAGCGCCACCGCCATCGCAATTCCTACCGTTGTGAATGCTTCAGGCCAGGTCATTGATTCACCTCCTGCGGCGGTTCTGGTAGCGACATCCAGTGGGTTGCTTGCCTAAGATCATTACCCGGACTAACTGCTATACCTCCGCGCCGGAACGTGCCTCCGAGATAGCGTGCGGAATATATTAATGGCCCAGCCTCGCTATCGATATTCATCGAAATAAGCACGTTCTGGCTCTTTTCAGGCATTCGCTCAGTACAGCTTATCCAGCCATCCAGAGTTATCGGAGATCTGGTTGACGTTTCCGAGATTTCCCGAAAATTGTTGGTTGACGAATTCTTATTTTCCCGAAAGTTTCCGGCCTGAAGCATGGCGACGCGGCAGGCGTTCCAGCCATCAGCATATGTTTTAGTTACACCGTCGAGATGGCAGGTAAGCAAATCCATTTCATCAGGCACTACCATTGCTATCGGCTCTGCTTCCAGTGATGCCAGCGCGATACGAAACACATTAGCCAGCAGGCTGTCTGAAGACTTGTTATCGTGCGCCGAGTCGCTCAGGAAGCCTGTGATGTATGATTTAATCTCCGCGCGTTCTCTGGTAATAGTGCTCATATCAGTTTTCCTTATACGGATTAATTTTATTGTGCAGTGCGCTGAATGATTCCCATGTCACATCGGTATATAGCTCAATAACTGGTTCAAATGTCCTTCCAATTATCCAGACCAGTAATAGCGGGGATATCGGTATCATCAACACTATAAACAGAATGAAAAACAGAAACTCTGTTGTTCTGCTCTTTCGTGGGTAATTTTTTTCTAAATAATGTTTCATTTCTTACCGCCCTTTCGGGCGGCCTCCTGATGTTCTGAGGGTGCAGGAATCCCTCCGGTTAAGGATTTAATAAAAATCGTTTCTGATTTAAATCTTCAGTATTTAGTTGTTAGTTGGTTTATCGCCTTTATGCTTCAGCCTTATTTCGCAACCAGACACAAACCGGGCCATCTTCCGTATCATGAATGGAACCAATAAACCAGCCATCGCCCTCTGGTCGTTCCGGTTCCCATGCAGAAATATCAGCATCACACGCATCAAGGTCAGCACATCCTTCATCTCTGAAGCAGAGGACGTATTGAAGATTATTTTCCTCCATCCAGGCGTTAAACTCTTCCGTTGAAATATATTCCCGACCATCACAGAATTTTTCATATTCAGGATGTGTCCAGTAGCCATATCCGTCACGAACTACCGGCATTTCTTTAATTTTACTCACTGTTAACCTCCTGCAACGCTACACGATACGCCTTCTTTATCCACGCCTTACTGCCATATAATTTCGTCTTCATAATAAACACACCTGCACGACTCGCCGATATCCCCGGACAGGTTAACAGCACAGCATCCACCACACGGTTATGCTTCCGAAACTCCATTACAGTACTGCTGATAACCACCTGCCCCACCGGGCCGTAATCCTGATACAGGATTTTCACGCAGACACCCTCCTGTCGAAATAAACGTAGTTATTCACTATGCGCAGCGGCATGCCTAATTTTCTGGCAATTTCCCTTCTTTGCATGCCTCTCTGATGCAGTTGCCGCGCCAGCTCAATATCACGCTGAGAATATTTTGCCGACGGGTGAAAATCACCACGTAACATCATGCTGATGCCCAGCTCCCGTGCCTTCGTTCTCACTGCCGCTTCAGTTCGTCCGATAAGTGCGCCAACGCTTTTTACCTTCCTCGTTCCCGCACACTGCCGGAGTATCATGATTTCCGCCCGGCACCACGTCTTCCACCCACTCACCGCTGCTGTTCTCTGGTGGCGGTAATATCCCGGAGAATATCCCGGCACTTGTTCAGCTCCCGCAGCGCGGCGCAGACTCGCTCCCACTTCTGAACCTGACCTTTTGCCCGGCGCAGCTCGCGGTTAGCCACATGCAGCGATGGTAAAATCAGACCATCCGGATGCTTTCTGGTGAACGACGGCTGTGACTGCACTGTGACCGCCACACTTTCCGTTTTTATTTCTTCCTGTGTTTCCGCTTCCCCGACTGGTAACGCAACACCTGCTGGCTGAGGAAAGGCTTTACCATCCGTTTCCGCTATGGATGCGGCTTTCGGCTCTGCCGGTAAATCAGCGCCCGGTATGCAGTACCGAAATTTACCGCCCTGATTCACGCGAATCAGACGCCCTTTGCTGATTGCCATGGCCAGTGATGAATTCGCCCGGCGGGAGGTAATCCCGAACATCAGTGCCAGCTCATCCGCCGTTTGTAGGCCATGATGTTCAATCGCCTCAGTCAGCATTTGCGCTGTCACTTTCGGTACCGGTGACACTGGTTCACTTTCACCAGCCTGAATCAGCCACCACATCGAACCCTTGTTATCCGCTTCACCACGGCGCTTCAGTTTCCACAGTTCGTTGACAGCATCTTCGCGGCTGATTCCAAGGCGCGATGCCACTACCTGTGAAGAGGCTTTTTTCAGTGCTTTCAGTGCGTCAAATACAGTTTCCATTAAAACGTCCTCCAACAAAAATTACTTCACAACCCTCTGATTGCTGACATTTGGACGCCAGCTATCCCAGTTAAACGTCACCCACCGACCACCGTTCATGGTCATGCGGTCCATAATCCTCTCACCAAGAAGCGTGCTCATTGCGGCATGATTCAGGTTTGTTAACATCCCGACACTGCACAGTGATGCTGTCCGGCGATCAATTATCTGGTGTAATACCACCTGCTCGTTTTTCGTCTCCCGCTGAACGCCTATTTCATCCAGGACCAGCAAATCAACACTGCAAAGCTCCTGTAAAAATTTTTCCCCGGATTTGCCGTTGTCGTAGCTGTCATGCAACACGCTCATGACATCAGACACGGTGACGATAATCACGCTGCGCCCCTTCGCCATCAGCCGGTTACCCATCGCCGCTGCAAGGTGATTTTTCCCGGTGCCGGTTTTACCGCTGAACACAAAATTCGTGCACCCGGTCATCAGTTCGTCAGCTATGGATTTGGCCTGGCTCAGCGCGTATTTTTGCCCGTCGTTCTGCACCTGATAATTCGCAAACGAGCATTTGCTGTGCAGAGGCTGGATGCCCGAACGATTCAGGATTTTTTCCACCCGCAACTGGTGATTCTGGCGGTTAATCTCCTCGCTGCGTTTTCGTCCTTCAACAAGTTGCCATTCCCGCCACTCCTCCACCGTCCGGTACGGTGGAACCGACGCCTGTGGTGCAAGTCTGCGAATACGTTCAAGAACCCCGGCTGCCGCAATGTTTTTCATGCCACATCACCCCCTGAATCCCGGCGGAATTTCGGTATCCGGTTCAGAAATATGATTCACACAACGCTGGTTGTTCGTGCCGCTTACCGGGAGCAACCAGGGGTTTTCAAAATTCCGGTCCGGCCCAAAAAACGTCGTCGCTCGCTGAACAAATTCCGTTCCCGTTTTCCCGGTAGCCGCCAGGTATCTTGCGTAACGCCTCACACCATCCAGTATGGCCTCTGGTGGCACCCCCTCGCGTAATCTGGCCTTCCAGGCACTGAAAGCGGATTTCTTCGGGTTTGCCCCAGCACGCAACGGGTATTCCCGCCAGACCTGTTCGAACACATCCGGATAATCCACTCGTCCCACAGGCTGCCCGGTGTTTTCCGGGACTACCCGATCGGCTTCCCGCTGAATGGCGGAATCGGCTTCAGGCTGCTGCAGTTGGTGTGATTGCTCCGGCCTTGCGGTCATCACCTGC